CTATAGCGGCAATGAACTTCTTGCTCTGCAAGAATACGGTCAAGGACTCGCTGCTCAAACACTTGCCCAAGAGAAGCAACGACTAGCGGAGTTGGCTGGGGCAGGTATCAGTGGTGGGGCCACTGCTGCTCAGCTTTCTTTGATGGGGCAGCAAGCACTGCCCAACTCCGTAGGAAGGGTTGCTGGGCTTTTGGGAATGGTTAATCCGACCTATAGGACAGGTTTGAGTTCTTGGGGAGTTTGATATGCCTGTAATTGATAGCGCAATTTCTACTGCTCAGGGACTAGCACATCTTCAAGCCTCCCAACTTGAGAACCAGCAAAGACAGCTTGCTCTCCAAACGGAGATGCGGAAACAAGCTGCTTGGCAAGAAATTGCCAATATGAAGTCTTCCCCCGCTACTCAAGGAGAGCAAGGAAAATCTTTGTCTTCTCTTGGGGAACAGACATTAAAAGAAGCGGGAGTATCTAAAGACACTCCTTACTTTCATGCTGCCTCAAGAAGAGTGCAATCAGATGTTAGACAGATTCAAGAAATTCAGCAACAAGCGGATGAATACCGCAGAATTGCAAATATTTTAATGAAAGCAGACCCGCAAGAAGCGCTTAGGTATCAAGACGAAGCTAGAAAGCTAGATGCTACTGCATCTCTTATCAATAAAAGAATTCACGAAACTATCAATGAAGGCTTGGAAAGATACCACAATATTCTTGCTGGTGTTATTGAAGGAAACGTGAATTCTTATAGAAATGCTATACAACAAGCACTGAGAGAGGGTTTGATTGACGAAGAAGATTTGGCACGTCTGCCTTCCGAGGAAGCCTTTCTTAAGGACCCAAATGTTTATGCTGCGATTAAGCAAGAAGCTGAGTCTTCTCTGTCTGCAAAAGATCGTCTTATGTTGAAACTTCGTGAACTAGATTTGCAACAGAGAGAATTTAGGAACGAATCTCTGGATAGAAATCGGCAAGAACGTCTTTTACTGGACCAACAGAAACTTGCCTTGAAAAGAGAGAACGAACAACAAAAACTAAAGAAAGAATCAGAAAAAGCTGAATCTAAACATCAACAACTTATGAAGCAGGGTTACTCAGAGGTTCAGCAACGAGGACTTCGTTATCAATCTGATGTAACAAGACTCCGCAATCTAATGCACAACGGAGTGATTGACAACAAAGGATATAACGAAGAGCTCAAAAGAATTTATAACCAATACCTCATTGACCTTAAAGGAATAAAAGATAAGTATAAAGCCCTTGGAGTTGATCTTGTCACTACCTATGATACCGAGGGTCCTTCTAGCAAAAAAGGAGTCTCTATAAAACTTCCCTCTGGGTTTAAACCTTCTCCGCAACAAGAAAAAGCTATCAAAGAAGCAGTAAAAGCAATTGAAAGTGGAAGAGACCCCGAAGGAGTAAGGAAACTTCTCGAATCTTATTTGGGACAGAAAATTGAGTATGAATGATATTCCAGATTTTAGCAAAGTCCCTTTTGTAGAATCCCCCAAAGAGGACTCCATCCCAGATTTCAGCACGGTTCCTTTTGTGTCTGAAGAGAAAACAGCTTCTCCTCAAACTGTAAGAGAAAAGAAAGGGAAGCCATTAGAAAAATTCCTCAAGTCTAAAGATGGATTAGAGCCTCTGCAAGGAGTGGCAGAGTTTGCTATTGGTGGAGTTCTTAATATTCCAGAGGCCGCCACTTCCGTCATTGAAAGAATTGGGGGAGGAATCTATTCTTCCTTACAAGGAGAAGGGTATGCTTCCGGAAGTGAAAGAGCAAAGAAAGAGCGGCCCCTCTCTAAATATGTTCCCGGATATACTTTCAAGACAAAAACTGCACAAAAATTGGGGGAAGAGTTCACTAAAGGAGTAGAAACTTTAGTAGATGCTGCCTCAGCAACAGCAACCATTGCTATGGGCAAAAGAGTTTCCCCAAAAGTATTCCAAAAATCTGACAACCTTAAAGCTGTTATTGCTGACGCTGTAGATGCAGGAATGATTATTGCTGCCGGTAAAGGAGGACTTTCACTTAGATCAAAAGCTCCAGCTAAAGAAGTTCCTTCCAAAGAGACTCATGTCTCTCAAGTAGAAAGTCCGGCTCCTTCGGTTAAAACTGAGGGAACATATCCTGTTGTCACAATTAAAGCAGAGCCAGAGTTGCCGCACGGAAAAATTCTGGAAATTGCTCCCTTTGATCCTAAAGGAAAATTGTCATTTGAGGAGTATTCTTCCCAAGTAAAAAAAGCTTTAGAGATTACTGAAAGAGCTTTCCTCAGAGAACAGGGGATCGAACTCAAGTCAAACCCTCTGCATGGCGATTATGTCAATGCAATGAAGCAGCTTAATTTGAGCCGTGCGTATGCTGATCTCGAAGCCCAAAGAGCAAAAGAACCGGGAGTGAAACCTGCTCTGGACGATAAGCTGTGGAAGAATAAAGAGCACGAGATTCTTGACGAACACATCGATAATCTGATCAAAAAGGGCGACCTTCCGATGGGCGCGCAGGGCGGAGCAATTGATCCTAGAGTCTTTGCAGAATCTCTTGCTAAAGCAGGGAAATCTGCAAAAGAGATCGCCGAGAAACTCAAAGAGAAATTTGGAGCTCCCATTAGTGATATTGCTGCTGCTGTCGCAGATCAAGCAATAAGTAAACAAAAAGATGTTGCAGAAGGAATTCAGAAACTCTCTTCCAATCTTCCTGTAGAAGGAAGGAGGACTTCTGCCCTCGGCGGAATTGAGCCTATTGACGACGCTCTCCCCAAAGAAATCACTGCTAAAAATGTTACTAATTCATTCTATGCGCTAGCAAACAAAGCAATTGAAGACAAGCTCTCCATTTTGGACACTCTTAAGAAGATTCCAAAAGAGGAAAGAGAAATTCTCTCTTCTGAGGATTTCTACCATGCTTTGGAAAAAGATCAAGCAAATCTCACTCCTACTCAAAGAGCGCTCCGAGACAAATATATCACTCCTCTTAGGGAAGAGCTTGTACGCATCTATAACAAATTAAAAGACGCAAATCTTGATCCTGACGTGGACACTTCCACTTATGTCCCAAGGATTGTCCCTGCACACAACAGGTTGTTTGACCCCGATGTTCCTATTGGGGCTGGAACTTACCAAGGAGCAACTTCCCTTGGAGCAAAGCCGGGAGCTCTAAAATCTAGAAAGATGATGGCTCTTGTTGATGAACAAGGCAACCGTAAAATTGTAGAAGTAGATGGAAAGAATATCTTCACTTTCGACGAAACCGGGAAACCTGTGCTCATTGCAGAAGGAGACCGGGTTTTCAAAAAGGGAGATGAAATCAATGGCTATCGTCTAGAAGACGCTACCACAAAAGAGATTGAGGCTAATACTCCAATCAGATATCACAAGGATGCTCTAGCCAACTTCTTGTATACTGTGGAGAGAATGAGAAGGGCAGAAAGAGAGTTAGACTTTCTCAATGCTCTCAAATCCTCTCCAGAGTGGAAATCCATAGCTGTTCCGTTTGGAAAAGGAACTCCTCCTCTTGGGTGGGCAGAAGCACAAAATCCTGCCCTGCGGGGATGGTACATCGAGCCTCGCATTAGAGAGGTCCTAGATGATTTTGCTGGGAAAGGTCCTTCTGATGTTGTCGCTCTTTTGGAGGGAATAAATAGAATAATCGTTGGCTCTCTGTTCATCAATCCTATTCCGCACTTGCTGAACATTACTGACCACTGGTTTACTCAACGTGGTCTTACTGGGTGGGCAACGCCTCAAGGATTAAAGAGACTTATCGACACTTCCCCGATTGCTATGAGGGAAGTTCTTACACAAGGGCCTTTGTACAGAGAATTTCTCACTAACGGGGCAGGTCTTCAGTGGGCAAGAGTTCTTACCCAAGATTTTTATCAGAAACTCTTGCCGCATCTTTCAAAAGACCCCGGATTTGTTGAGCTAGCAAAGTCTCTAGGAAAGAGCCCAGTAGAACTTGTCCGCTCTATTTATAGAGGCTCTTCCCATATTATGTGGGCTCTCAGCGATGTGATGCAGTTGCAAGCGTACCTTGAGAAGAAAGTCAAGCTCCAAAGCCAAGGTAGATATGAAAGTATTGGGCAAGTGATCGAAGAAACTGAAAAGCACATGCCTCCCTATAAAGTTCCTTCAAGGATTGCAGAGAAGGAGCTCTCAAGAATTTTAGGAAACAAGGCAGGAAGTCTTGCCTCCAGAGGAGCATCAATCGTGATGAGAGCTCCTTTGATCAATACTTTCGGAAGATACAAGTATGGCAGGGCAGCCTCTCTGCTGCACATGGCTAAAGATTTTGTCAAAGGAGACATGAAAACAAAAGCAGAGACTATCGACAAAATCGCTGCTTTGGCTCTTGCAATCTATGTAGTTTATCCTCTTCTCTCTAAAATCTCGTCTGCTCTCACTGGAAAAGAAATAGAAGCAGAAAAGTTTGGTGGATCAAAAGTAGTACAAACTTTCTACGATTTCGCTAATGGAGATAAAGATTACGAAAGAGTGCTTGGTCTGTTCTGGCAAATGCCTCCGTTAACAAAAGCAGGGGTTGAGCTTGCATCAAATAGGGAACTGTTCACTGGAAAACCTGTAATTTATCCCGGGCAAGATATTGAAGGAGTTGGGATAGATTTAATGGAGTATATCATGAAAAATGTTCCTGTTTTTCAGATGGGAGCAGCTCCGACTTACTTCGCAAAAGACCCAGAAGAATTTTTGTTGCAACAAATGGGAATGCGTACTGTCGAAACAGAAAAAAGAAAAAAAGAAATCGCAAAAAGAATGAAACAAAGACAGCTCAGACAACACTTAATGCAACGTAGAAAACGGGAAAACAAGAGAAAGAGCCAATGAATATTCTTTTGATTGACAGCCAGTCCTGCTTTCTTGATTTCGCTCTTCGTTGCAGAGAGGCAGGACACAACATCAGGTGGTTTGTTGGACCAAACAAAGACTTCAGCAGATCACTAACAGGGCTCGGGTTCAACATGAGAGTTCCTGCTTGGGAACCACACATGAAGTGGGCAGACTTGATTGTCCTTTCAGACAATGCCAAGTATCTGCATGACCTTGAGTCCTACAGGAACAAAGGATTCCCTATCTTTGGTCCTAATAAAGAGGTTGCTTCTTGGGAATTGAACAGGAAGAAAGGACAAGAAGTTCTGGCCAAGCACGGCATTGAAATCATTCCTGCTGCCTCATTCAGAAATTATGATAAGGCCATTGCCTATGTGAAGAGCACAATGAAAAGATACGTCTCCAAGCCTAACGGAGACGCAGACAAAGCCTTGTCTTATGTTTCCAAGTCCCCAGCAGATTTGGTCTTTATGTTGGAGAAATGGAAGAAGAACGGAAAGCTAAAAGATGAATTCTTCCTGCAAGAATTCCGTCCCGGCATTGAGGTTGCTGTAGGGGGCTGGATGGGATTGAATGGGTTTTCTCAGTGGTGGTGCGAGAACTTTGAGCACAAGAAGTTGATGAACGACGACAAGGGCGTCAACACTGGGGAGATGGGCACGGTCATCAAATATGTCAAAGAGAGCCGTCTTGCTGACTACCTTTTAAAACCTCTGGAAGCAGAACTCATCCGGCAAGGATACACTGGCTATATTGATGTGTCTGCTATCATAGACAAGAATGGAAGGATTTGGCCTCTTGAGTTTACTTCTAGACCGGGGTGGCCTCTCTTTCAGATTCAACAAGAAGTCCACAGAGGAGACCCGGCGGAGTGGATGTTGGATGCCTTGAACGGAGAAGATACATTTGAGCCTTCTAACGACATCTCTCTAGGTGTTGTTGTAGCAATGCCCGACTTTCCTTATTCTAGACTCACTAAAAAGGAGTGCTATGGATATCCAGTATATGGTGTAGATAATCCTAGCATCAGGAAACACGTTCACCCTGCAGAGTGTGCTTGGGACACTGCTCCAGCAGAGGAGAATGGAAAAATTGTTGAAAAAGAAATGCTGGTGACTGCTGGTGATTATGTTCTCATCTGTACTGGATCGGCTCCTACTGTGGAAGAAGCAAAAGAAAAAGCATACAAAATTGTGGAAAAGGTTGAGCTTCCTAATAGCCCTATTTATCGCACGGATATTGGATGCAGGCTGGAGAAACAACTTCCTGAATTGCAGAAATTGGGATTTTGTACGGAGTGGAAATACAAATGACGGAAGAAGAAATCAAAGCCATTGTCAGAGAAACAGTAAAAGAAGTTATCGAAGAATTGGGAAGTAATTTGAGCAAAGCAATCGTCAAAAGAGGATTGCAAATGATCTTTGTAGGAATTGTTTCTTGGTTTGCTTTCCATTTTGGGTTCAAGCAGTAAAATGAAAATCTACATCAGACGATTTGAATATGGACCAAATTATACCATTGGCCGTCTTTTTGTTGACGGAGAATATCAATGCTATACTCTTGAAGACAAGGTACGAGACACTAAAGTATTTGGCGAGACTGCTATTCCTGCCGGCAAATACAAGGTTGTAATCGACTATAGTCCACGCTTCAAGAGAGAACTTCCTCATATCCTTAATGTTCCCGGATTCGAGGGGGTAAGAATTCATCCGGGGAATACCCCCGAAGACACTGAGGGATGTATTCTTGTTGGTAAAACTTGGGCAGGAACTAACTTTATAGGACAGAGTAGAAAAGCTTTCGAGGAGCTCTTTGAAAAGATGAAAGCTGCTGTTGCTGCCAAAGAAGAAATTGAATTGGAGATTGAAAATGCCTAAAGGAACTAAAGTAGAGCGGTGCTACCAAAAGGTTAAGGCACAGGGTGCAGATAAAGGGAAAGCTGCTAGAATTTGTCAAGCAGCAACTGGACAATCTCTCGCTACTGGGAAACCTCCAAAAAGAAAAGGGAGAAAGAAAAAATGAAAAATTATCTTCTTGTTCTTTTGTATGGTTTAGATGTATTTATAAATAGCCTTTTCCCCGGGGCAGAGAAGGGACAGACTATTTCTGCTAGGTGGGGAAAATACAAGAACAGCCTCCTAGAAAAATTTGGAGCTAAGGTTCTAGACTCCATAGAGCCGGGACATGTGGAGAAAGCTGCTAGCACTTATGACAAAATCAAGGAGGTCTTAGATGCCGACGATTCTAATAAACCTGCTAAGTAGTCTCATCCCAGACGTAATCAAGAGGGTTCTTCCTCCTGAGAAGATGTCAGAGACTGATGCAGCTAAGCTTCAAGCTGAGCTGGCTCTCGCCCTCATGAAGCAAGATTGGGATAAGATTGAGGCAGAATATGCTGACAGAAACAGTGCTAGACAGCTTGCCGCAGCAGAAATCGCAAAAGGAAATGCTCTTACTTCCCTTCTTGCTGCTATTGTCCGTCCTTTGTGGGGAATCGGCGCATTCGTTCTTGTTGCTTACTCTGTTATCTACGGAGTAGCCATCAGCAATGTTCTGAACGATATTATTCAAACAGTTTTGATGTTCTACTTCGGTGGAAGGGTGATTGAAAAGGTTACTCCTACTATCGTAGGAGCCCTGAAGAAATAAAGAAAGCCCCTTTCGGGGCTTTCCTTTTAGATGTTACATCCTCCTGCTGTGCAGGCTAGTTCTTGACTTGAAACAGTGTTGTCCTCCTTCTCATAAAAATCATTCCAATCAAAGACAGGCATCTGAGCAACCATCTTTTCGTAAGTCTCCTTGTCAATCTCCTCAAAAGGCGCTTGCTTATAGACGTGGTCTGAGTGAGGCAAGAAGCTAACACCACTCATCTCATCAAAGTGTTTATACACCCAAGCACCTACCTCCAACCACTCGTGGTCTTTGACATAGACAGTAATTGAAGGTTTGTGCTCACACCAATGACGCTGATACAACAACCAATGCTCTAGTTGTTCTACAGCAGTTCTGTCATCCCTAAAGACAGCTCCTTCAGGAGCTTTCTGAGGAAAAGCAAAGACAGTTGTTGTCTCTTCTTTCCCAAAAGCAGGCTCGTTAGGAACACCGACAGACTTCAAAAAAGAAGTCAGAGGGTCCTTGTTGTCCTGTCTGATCCTACGGATATAGTATTTGCTATATCTAGGATGAATCCCCGGAGCAGTTCCTGCCAACTCAGAGACAGTCCCACTAGGTTTCACACAAGTAATTGCAGCAGACTCTGGGATTCCCAATTTGGAAGCCCAAACTCTGTTGACTTCTCTTGCGTGGTCTCGCAGCTTTTCAAGCATTTCAGGCAAGTTGACATCTTTCCTAGTTCCGTTTGTCAAATTGTTATCCATAATACCAGTAAGACTAACTCCAAGCAATCTCTCTTCTTCAGTATTCTTCTTCCATCCTTCACTCAAGAATTGAAAATCTGTGAGAGTAGCTTGGATAGTTCCAAGAATGGTAGCAATTTCAACCTTACGTTTCAAGGACTCAAAATCGTCGTTCTCCCGAATGATCACTTCAGTCAAATTGCAAAACTGCTTGTCTCTAAGAATGATCTCAGAACAGGGATTACATCCATAATTGAGATTTGGATTCCGGCGTCCCCATCTCGCTGCTTGTTTCCTAGCAGCAACCCGATTAAAAATTCCCCTTTCACCAGACTTGGACTTCACAAGAGAAAGCCACTCCTCCAAGAAAGTCTCTGCGTCTGGTTTCTCTGTATAGGCCACACTATTGTTGGAGAGAGCTCGCTGCGGATTTTCTTCCCACCACGCTCCAACTTTAGCCTCCCTCATCCGCCTGTCGGTCAGATTGGAAAGACTGATCAGAGCGGAACGTCTGACACCTCCCACCACAACAATCTCCCCAATCATGCACATGATGTCATGTACTTCAATTGAAGTCAGTTTCCTCCCTGCTGCATTTTTGAATACGTGAATAACGTAATCGAACAGTCTTCGCAGAGGCTCCGGGCCGGAAGCTCTTCCACCAAACGTATTAAGCCGTGCCCCAGCCGGACGAATTCTTGAGTAGTCAATCTTCGGAATGTCTCCTTCCCACAACGAAGACAAGAGCTTTTTAAAAGCCTTTGCCCATCCGAGCTTGCTGTCTTGAACAACAATTACATCCTCCACTTCCTTAAAAGTATCTGGAATGGTAGGCAGATTTGCAATCTCCTGTCTCTCACAGGAGAATCCAACTCCAGTACCGTTCATCAAAATATAAAGAGCCTCACTAAAAGCTCGTTTAGTGTTTACTGCAAGGTATGCACAGTTGTAAGCAGCAATGTTATCCCTTTTGACTGCTTCTCCAGCAGTCATCAAAAGACGCATAGACGGAACAACTTCCAAGTTAAGAATTGCTTTCCTTGCAAAGTCGAGAGGCTCGTTTACTCGTTCTTCAAGAAACTTGATAAGACGATCCACAGTTTCTTCCCAAGTTTCTCTTCTCCCTTTCTCTGGGAGATATCTGGCATACCGACTCTTGTGGATTACACTCTGATACAAGTTAAGTGTCGTCATCGTCACCCAATTCCATCAGAAGAAAATCAAATTTGTCCTCAATGATGTCTTGGAATCTTTCTACTATATCCTCAGAAGTAATACCAAGAAGTTCTAATAGAAAGCACTCCTCCTCTCTGCAAAGTTTTTCTTTCAATTCCACAAACGTAGTAGTCATTTTCCATACCACTCCTTCAACTTCGACATGGGGATTATCTCATAACCTCCTCTGAAATCTCCATTGTGGACATCTCTAAACACGTTAATACATCGATACCAATCTTTATTGTTCTGCTTTGCGTAGTTCTCTATTTGGGACGGATCAAGAGCACACCCAGCAGAGACACCCCAAATTCTATCTCCTGAAGCAGTAATCTCACTGGCCACGTCAGAAATGTGATTGTGACCAACAACTGTGGAACAGTGCTTCTCCCTCAGAAGAGTTCTAGCTGGTGCTTTTCCTGATGCGATTGGTTGGCCTGTTCCCCTTCCTTGCCAGTAGTGGACGTATGTAACTCCGTTGACTGTGAGTGGTTCGAGGAAAGGAACATATTCCCACCCAAATTCTTTGTGTCTCCCGTCTTCAACGCTAATCGTTCCGTCAAGGAGAGGAGTCGCTTCAATAACTCGAAGAATCCTTCCTTCAAAGTGATTACCTCCGAGTGCATAGAATGAAACGTTTCCTTTTCTTTTTCCGCTAGAACGCGAAGGATTAAGACTCCTTCTAATAGGAGCGATGAACTTTTCTCTAGCGTCCCAAGCAGCTTCAAGGTCTCGTTTGTAGCGTCTTCCTTCATAACTTTTTTTCCCCATGTCGTAGGAAGAAAGGGATTCCATATCCTCCCAATCTCCCATTTCAATAACAACTATATTGTGGTCTCGATGAGCCTCAATATAATCTCGTACAAAATTACCCATCCAAGTAAATCGATCATTTGGAACATCGGGTCTTGCATGGGCATCTCCAATTACAATGTGGTCTGTAATCATGCTTCTGGCAAAGCCTCCTTAGGGATTACAGAGAGATAGTCACTGATGAAGTCTTCTTCAATCTTCTTCCTGATCTCTTCTGGAATACTAGGAGACACCACTCCACTATCCACCAAGAATTGGAGAGCAAAGGTAGCAAGCGCCTTAATCTCTTCTTCAGTGAAGTCTGAAGAGAAAGTATAGACATTCTTAGGGCTTTTTATTTTTACTTTAAGTTCCATTTTGTTTGAATCTCCTCACCCATTTTTTAGGAATCCCGTGACGAAAATCTGCCCACTCAAACCCGTTCTTCTCTGCCCAGTCTGCGTAGGTAGTTTTGCTCCCTTTTCTTATTTTCTCTGTTGCTCGTTCAAATAAAAATACAATAGTAATTCCCGGGTTGCTCTTTCTAAAGTGCTCGTATTTTTTCCTGTCAGATGCAGTTAATCTCCCCTTTACCTCAATAATAAAATTATCGCAATTCTCAGGAACAAAATCTGGACAATATGATCTTGTTATTTCGGGCTGAATATAAGAAATCTTGAAGGGCTCGTAACGGAAAGGAATTCCTAATCGTGTGAAGTAATCTGCTACTCTCTCTTCAAGACCAGATTTATATCGATTATTCTTTTTCTTTTTTCGCAATTTCTCCAACTCCGATCAAATCAATGCTAGATCGAGAGTCATGATGGAGTCGGCCATTGGGAAGCCACGCACAAATTTGCCATCCGTCAGGACCCTCTATCGCTCCGTGGATTGAATATTCTCCTCCTGCGTTCCAGTTGTAGATTCTGACCCTTTGTCCGTTTCGCAAGAACCAAAATTTGGGATTTCCCAAAGTTCCTCACCCCACTTTCTTTTTAGTTTTATTAAACGGGCATTTCTAAGAAAGTCCTCCTTCCAATTAGGAAGTCCTTTCTTCTTGTACTGCTGTTCGTAAGTTTTAAGAACAACCTCCAACATTTCCTTCTCAGACATTTCAGGGACAAGAAGCTTGTCTGCAATCCTCTTTCCTATCCCGGGACATCCGGGAATGTTGTCTGTGCCCTTGTCGCCAATCAAACATTGCTTGTAGAAATTACACAGAGCCTCTTCTTTTGTGATAAAGAACTTCTCCTTTGTCACAAAGTTGTAATGCCACCCTTCTATTTGGTAGAGGTCCTTGTCTATAGAACAGATACAAGTTTCCTCATTTTGTTCAATACCAAGAGCATCGTCTGCCTCCATACCGTAAATGATTTCAGCTCCGTGCGCTTTGACCAAGTGCTCCCTAATAGCTTCATAGTGTACTGGTTTCTCCGCTTTTCTATTTGCTTTATATTCAGGATATATCTTATATCTAAAATTAGATTTATCTGTTGAAGTCAAGAAACATCTATACTCCTCACTCTTCATTTCAAGACAGATGTCTTCAATCAGAGTATCTGTTCTAGCTAGGGCAATCCACTCCTCGTCGTTATTCGTCGTATACCCAATTCTATATGTGACGATGTCACAATCGATTAGAAGAACCATCTCTCTTCTTTCTGTTTTGAATTGCTTTCTTCCAACTCACAGATTCTCTCTCTCAAGTGTTTGGCCCCCTCGGGAGGATTCGAACCTCCGTCTAGAGAGTTAGAAGCTCTCTGCGTCATCCACTACGCTACGAGGGGAAACTAGTGTGGAGCGGGTGAAGGGAATCGAACCCTCGTCTTAAGCTTGGAAGGCTTCTGCTCTACCATTGAGCTACACCCGCTCTCGGAGCGTACACCGCCCTTTGAGCAGCTTCCGCCCCGTTGTTTAATTAAGCTACCTTCTTAACAGAAAATCCAAAGTCAGAAATTGCAGGGGTCCTCCACTTCAAAGAACGAATGTGCGGGGGAACAAGCAAGGAGAACTTCTTCTTCCGAAGAAGCTTCCGAATGTAGTTCCTCGCTTGGTCATAAGTAGTGAAAGTTTTAGAGTTGTACCGCTTACCTTTAAAGATGATTTTATACACGCTACCTCCTTACTAGATTAATACGGAATGTCGTCAGTCAGGTCTTCAAAACCAGTAACAGAAGAATCGAGTTTGCTTTTGTCTGCTTCCTCCACTTCAACTTCAAACACCCAATCGCAGAATTGCTCTGCTAGCTTCATCACCTCTTCGGCAGACGGAATGTTCTTTTCCGTCTTCAACAAGTCAATGGCTGCCGACAGGCTGGACTGCCGAACGATGAGCCGTTGACGAAGAGCCCTCTCTTCCGGAGTTTCATACCGGCTATTGTCCTGTTTTTGGGGAACAGCCACAGGAACACCTCCTACCTTAGAAACATCTACCCACTCCCAAAATCCACGGTCATTCTTCTCTGGCTTGACTTCCAAGACATCTCCTGCCTTGACTTGCGCCAGCTTTGCGAACACTCCCGGGTTTGAAAATGACATTGCAGTGTATGTTCTTTGCTGCCCTCCTTGCTTGTAAGTAACGTTAATTTTTTGATAAGTGTTTTTGCCTTTCCTTACAGTTTCAGTGTTGATGTCCTCTACTTTTACTTGCATGTGATCTCCTCATTTCTATCGAACTTTTTCAAGTTTAATAGATTCTTCCCATAAGAAACTTCCCCAGCCATAGGTACATTGAAGGGAAGCTTGAACACCTTCTCGAAGTTCTTGGGCAAATCCTCGAATACTTGTTCCAGTGTTATACAAATATTATAACACAATTCTGGGTCGTTGTCAACATCCAATTGGATGTCGTCGTGAACAGTATTGAAGAATTTGATCTTCTCCGGATATTCAGGCATCCTTGAGATTCTGTTGAAGGCACTGATCCTTGCAATCATCATCAAGTCTGCACTGAAACCCTGCACTGGATAATTTAGAATTTGTGTTCTAGGCCATTCCATTTCTCCTTTGTAGTTGGGATACTGTTTGAATCGAAACGTCCTTCCTGTCGGGATGGACAGGAATCCCTTGTTGCGAATCGTCTCCCTGATGATAGTAGTATGCCACTTTGCTAGTCCCCGGTACTTCTTATAAGTCCTCTCGATAACTTCTTCCCAGAATTTCAAGTCGCCAATGCCATCAAAATCAGGGTCAACAGAATAGCTATAGGCACTTCCCCCATAGATAAGACGAAACAGATACTTCTTAGCAATGAGCCTTGAAGGAAGTCCGAACATCTTCTGGTTATTTTCGTGTGCATCTACTCCCTCTACAATTTCCCTGATAGCAACTTCATCTTGAGACAGAAAAGCAGCAGCTCTCCACTCAAGAGCTTTTGCATCAACTTTAATAAGCATGGGTTCAATACCTCGAAATGATAAACTCCCGCACACCCTCCTCTACATTTTGCATATTAGGATTGCTACTAGACAATCTACCAGTAGCAGCGACAGACTGGTTCAACTGTCCGTGCAAGATGTTGTCCTTGATCTCATACTCGTCTAGCATGTTAGGAAAACCAAGATAGTAGCTGTCAATCGCTTTCATTAATTTGCTCCTCTTCAAGAGGATGTTGATAATGTGTTTTACTTTCTTGTTCCCTTTCAGGGACAGTAGAATCTTCTCGTTGGTTTTCCAATATCCCGGCTTGGCACACTCCGTTTTCTTCAAAGGTTCCACCAAGCGAGGCATTTTAACTTCTTTAACAACCCAATGTTCCCTGACCCGCTCCTCTCCAGACTTAAGAACCTTGGTGTATTTCTCCCGGACTTTATACTTGAGAATCCCTCCATAGAGACACGCACTGATATGATCGTCAGAGCTCCAATTGATGTGCGGATTGGGGAAAAACTTGAACAACTCTTGGTCGCACTTCTTAACCTCCTCCTGAAGTTCTTTTCCTTTTCTCAGAAGCCCTTCCTTGTCTAGGAGCATTCCATTCCATTCCATCTCACACAAGATTTTCAAATCCAACATCTGGAGCCTGAACAGACGCATCTTCTCTGGCCTGTCTTTAAACCACTCCATTTGTTTTTTGAAGCACTCTTCCGTTAGCCTTACATCCTGCTCTAGATACTCGACAAGAATTTCTTCTGGGATTTGATCTGTATTATATCCCTCTTCCCAATACTTGGCGACTTTGTCTTCCTTTTTCCCAATGCCCCAATAATCCGCAACATCATTAAGAGAGGGAAGCTTTTGTGTCATATTCGTCATGAGGAAGTGAGCAACTTGAACATCCCAAATCTGCTTGTCTTTCCACTCCTCAAATCCGTATAGACGAATCCAATGCAAGTCAAACTTGGCATTGAATGCCACAATAACATCGCAAGACTTTAAACTCTCTTTCCAAATATTCCAAAGCTCGTCTGTCTGCTTCTCAGATTTATATTTCACTGGGATAGTAACTATATCCCCGTTATAAGAGAATCCAAGATACACAAGTTCGTTGTTTGGATTCCAAGGACTACCACTTTGTCTAGTAGTAGTTTCTGTGTCAAAGACAAGGTAGCTCATGTTATTCAGAAAGCCCGTCCCATTCGATATTGGAACTATAAAGAATCCTGCTTGCTACTGCTAGAGCCTCTATAACATTAAAGCCAATCTTACCAAATTCTATTGTGTCTTCTGTTGTGGATGCTGCAACAAGAATAGCTTCGATGTCTCCTTTCTTTGCTCTATCAAGAAGAGTCTCTAAAAAATCCACGATCTCCCGATTAAAGACAGGAGTATTTGTTTTAGGGGAAATCTTTTTAATGTCAGCCATGAGTAGTTCCTTTATTAAGAGGCCAAAAATAATCACATTTAGGCTTACGACCACCAACAACAAGAAGATATTTAGAGAAGTCTTCGTTGTTTTTGCTTAACGAAAGTTTTCTTATTTCGTATCTCCAACACTCTTCTTTGCAAGGACAAGTGTCAGAGGTACATCCTGTCACAAGAACGTTTCTCATGACTTGCTCCAATCAATTAAATCAGCGTACCGCGCGATCTCAGGCTGGATCAACACATCCACTTTTCCGTGTCTGAGTTCGCTGTCGCTATCCTCGTCACCAAGGAGTTTATTCTTAGACGCGTGTAAATGCCTGATAAACTCCATTCCTTCTTTTCCAGAATAACCAATACCAAGAATCCAATCGGCTTCTCCTTGTTTAGCTGTTTTAGCGTATGCCACATCATCCATTGTGAGATATCGCTTCCCCTCTCCAGACGCGGCAGCATGACACACTCCGATAACAGGACAGTATTCTTTAGCCAGTTCCCTAGCCCACTGATAAATCTCTTTATATACCAAATCATCCCTATCCTCTTTCCACCCCTTCAGCTTATCAATGGAATCAAAAATGATTAGGCCTGGGTTATATTGCTTACAAATCATTTCTACTTGACGACGGTGTATGGAGGCTTGATCATAAATTTTGATCCTTCCTCCTGTTCTCTTGAGATACTCTTCAGTGTTATGTTTCCTGTTTGCAAAGAGCTCGTCAACAGTAAGACCGAGTGTTGCCTGATAGTACCTGATCTTAACCCGGTCTCCCGATTCTTCGTTGTTGAAGTGCAAAATGTATTTGTCTGAGTTACAAGCGTGTAATTGCTCTGCCATGTAACTTACCTCACTTGCTAGAAAGGTGGTTTTTCCCACCTCTGGCCTTGCGAAGAGGAAACCAAAATCACCCTTTCGCAGTGACCCGAGCATTTTGTTGAGTGTGTGTGTTCTCCACCGCAACCCCCTTTCTTTGACAGTGTGCTCGAACAACTCTTCGAGGTCGTCTGAGACGAACGGAACTTCTTCAGGAGACGCAAGCGAGAGATCAAGTTTAGAAATTTTACTTTCAAGTTCGGCATAGTCTCTTTTCCCTTCACTAACTTCAAATGCAATTTTAGCTATCTCGAAAGAGATAGTCCTCTTTTTGTGCATCTCCAAAGACTGGAGAGCAATATCTTCGTCTATCTCAGTAGAGCGAAGTTTGTTAAAGACAGAGATGTAGAACTCTCTGTCGGCAGCTTTCATCGCAGGATTGGCGATGAAGAAAGCTGCCTCCAGATCATCAACTGAAAAATCTCTGTCTTCAAGACGGTGATGAATATTATCTACAACAGAGAGAATTTTATAGATTTCAGGATAGTTATTTCTATAATATTCTCTATTGATATAGATATTATATTTATTATAATAATTATTATTTAATAATAGTTTTATAATATATAACTCTAGTATATTATTCATAGATAATAATAATAATTAAATATAATTAATAATCATTATATATACTAGATTATATATTATATCTAGTATTATATATCTAGATAATATTATATCTATATATCTAGATATTATATATTTATCTAGATATATATCTAGTATATTATATATCTAGTATATCACATTTCCGTCTTTATGTCAAGAGGAACACATTACCGTCTTTACCCCACAACGCCGAAGAACGGCTTTCCACTCACGAGTTCGGCCGCGCCCCTATCTTCCCCTCATCTCCCGGCGTAAAGGAGAAGAGTCGTCAAACATGCCCCTAGAAAGCTCTAGGAAGCGCTACAATCAACGATCTCCCCCGGGGATATATCACCCTAGCCAGACAAGAAAAAAATCGCTCAGAACGCTTTCTAGAGCCTCTCAGTGGCATTTTGGCTTGAAACCGTGGTTTGCAAGAGGTATTCCTTGATTTCATCTGTACTATACTCCTTGGGGTCTAGAGGAGAAACTACCACGTCAACCTTGTCGAACAACACAGAAGCCTTTAGAGCAGTTTTACGAGCCTCTAGCTGTTTGTCCATATCCAACCACAGGGTCAGGTGAGAAAACCGCTCAGAGAGCATTCTAAGGCGTTTTAGGGGTATTGTAGAGCCAAAGATAGGCATGGCATTACACGCCCTCGAAACCTTGATGGCGCTCACTACGTCTTCCACAAGTACTATCCTTTCCCTATCTCCTTGTTTGTTCTCAAGAATGTGGTAAACGTCCTCCTTGTATCCCCTAGTTATGTACTTAGGTCCAGAGTTTCCAAAGTTCCTTCCTTGCCAAAACAGCAGATTCCCGTACACGTCGAACACAGGGAATATCAAGAGAGGAGCAACTACCACGTTTTTCTTCACAAGCCTTACTCCTTCGTCTGACCACCCTATCCTGTTTCCACGGATTTCCTTGATAGTGAGTCCATACTTACTCAACCAAGCCAGACCTTTAGGAGCAACACTATAACTAAAATCAGAAGGAAGATTAACATCCCGCCGTTCCCTTTCTTTATTATCGTTGTTATATAAGGAACTTCTAATATACGAAATCCCGTTAGGGAGTTCGATATATTTGCACCCAAAGCACCAGGCATGGCCGTCTGAGTACCTAGCCAGATTGTCCCTTGATCCACAATTTGGGCAGGGTTCGTGTCTAACGAACTCAGACATTTTTAAACCACTCCTGCTGCTTTAGCAGCTTCTCCTTTAATTTGTTATACCAAGAAGGAGGAAAACTCCAAAGATTGATTGGCGGAAACTTTATGTCAGGCCAATTAATCTTTGTCGTTGTCCCACGGGTCGATGTTGAAGTCGTCGCTGTCTGCTTCGTCATAGCTGATGCACCCATCCTCTTTTTCTAGTTCGTCATAGGGACCAATGTTTAAGAGATTATCATAAGTGATAATCCCTGTGTCTTTTAAACAACCAGAGCACAAATCTACAAACTCGTCTGTGAACAAACTCCTTCTTGTCATTTCTCGGTCTGTAAGGATTGCATTACAAGCTACGCAACGTCCACTCATTTTATTCTCCTTTAATGTACTCATTCCAGAGCTTCTTGATAACATCGGCATGGCATGGCAATGGAGCACACGAGCAAACAAGCACCGTGTCTCCGGAAAGCTCCTTTAGTGCAGAAAGGATGGCAGGGTCTCCTGTTTCAATCTTTTCGCGGAGATACAATTCATATTTAGAAATCACCTCTTTCCTGTCTCCATCTTTCCCGATTATAAATGGATTTCCCAGAGGTGTCCCCCTCCCCACATACCGGTAATTCTTCGGCCACGGTGACTTGATGTGGTGCCGGTTGACAACAAGCATGTATCTCCTCCCTACATCCTGTAAACAACAACACGCTTTGCTTTTCCAATGAGAGATTTTATTGCATTAATGTGATCATTAACAAGTTGCCGTCTTTCATCTGCGGCTTTTGTGCTTTCAAAGACACCATCCTTGAAACTTTCTGCCCACAAAAAATAACGGGAAATGGCGGCTTTCGCTTTTTCTCCTCGCAAGCTGTCTTGGATAACGCCATTGTCGGTGGTCATACACATATATGTAATGTGCGTTGGCGTTTGCCACAGATCAAACGGCCTGTCGTCAATAGACAAATATAGGTTGATGCTCATTTTACTCTCCTAGAATAAATTTTTCAATTGCTTCCTTGTATTTCAGGATAGTAGTTCCTTCAATGCCGGGGGCAGAGTTGACTTCAAATACGCAGGCCAGCTTTTTCTTTTCGTTATATCCCACGTCACACGCGCCAAATGTTAGACCGACAGCCTCTACTGCTTGAATTGCAGCCTGAGCACAACACTCTGGCAATTCTACTCCTTCCCGACAGAAAACCCAATCTCCATGATTGCGAATCTTGTAGTTTACATTTTGTGCCTCCCTTCTTTTCTTCTTTTCTACAAAATCGATTACCTCTCCGTTGAAAACGTGCACTCTGAATTCCCGTTTCTTCTTGAAGTATTTTGTGTACAACGGAGCACTAGGCAATTCTTCCCCAGAATCTTTATTCCAGATAATAATACCACGTCCACCTTTCCCTGTCAAGATGGTTCTACAAACAACAGTTTCCCACTTACAAGCTTCTTCTTTGCTTGTTGTCCACTCAGGACAAGGAACTTGATGTTCGGCGAACTTCTTGAAAGTTAGTAGCTTATTGCGGGAGATCGCAACACTTTCAGGAGTGTTGAGGATAACTTGATTAGGCCATCTATCCATCCACCACGCCCGCTTGCTATTCCCCCAATTGACAATCGGCCTATTGAAATTGTTCCTGAACAATCCAAATTGTCGAACTCGTTTTACACCAAGCGCCTCAGAAAGTTTTTTTGCGGAGCTTGAATTCATCTTGTAAGGATACAATATAGGACGCTTCATCTTAAACTCCTTTCAAGGAGACTCTGGGGAACAAGGAGTGTGTTGTGTCCATTTGTTGGGCAATGGAACACTGGGGGCAAAAGATAACTTTGTGTGCTTTATTCCAAACTGATCTCGGGATATCTTCTACTTTCACTTCAGATTTACAAATCTCACACCCATTATTTTTAACTTTTTGGACATCCTTCTCAGAAAGATAGTGTCCATTTTTTGAATGGCAGTTTGTAACTACAACTACATTTTCAATAGAAACAACATATTTGATTTGAGAATTTTTAGCTTTATTTTCCCTAATTTTTGTAACAGTTCCTCGAAGGAATCTTGCCAAGATGATATTATCTTCTTCTTTAGCGTCAACAACAGCAGATACTTGATATTCACTAGACCACGGAAAAGTTCCTACAACAAGAACCTTTCCTTTGCCAATTCTTTTTGTATCTACCAATTCAAAGTAAACTGTGTTTCCTTCCCGGACGGGAGAGTTCAAAAGTCTTGGTTTCTCTTTTACTACTTCAAGAACAGGAGATTTCTTTTCTTCTTCTTTAATTGTAGTAACTTCCACTGCCGTGGCAGGAACCTGAATAATTGGGATTCTAAATTTGTATTCTTTAACATCCCAATTAAGACCTTCTTCAAAAACATCCACAGAGAACATTGTTCCGGGATAAACTTCTTCAATTTCTAGCTTGACTTGATTCCTTTCACTAATCCATTCCATAGCTCCCTTTTCAGAGGACAGAACAAGGATGTCTTCATCCTCATTATACCCCATGAATAGGGGCCGTTCTTTGTTCCGAATAAAGTTAAGTCTTTCGCTTCTCTTGTCATAAAAGACAAAAGCAAATGCCCCACTAATCCTTTCAAATACCTCTTCATAGGGGTGATCCCAAAGAAGAATTGGGACAATGCTGCTATCCACCGTCAGGTTATGTTCCTTCCACTGTGGAAATTCGTAGTGATTATGCAAAGTTCCGTTGTGAACAAGCACAATATCTTTATACCAAAACGGGTGAGCGTTTTCGCTGTTAACTTGTCCACGAGTAGCAGCTCTATTGTGCCCAACAATAGACAATCCCCTAGACAAAGAATCACTGAGGAAAGAACTTCCTTGTGGGTTCCCGAGAAAGTTAAAAGGGTTCCCGTGAATTTTGGCAATAGACACTTTTTTGTTTCTATTGATAGTGAATGCTCCTGTTCCGTCTTCTCCCCTGACACTATCTACAATCAGAAGTTGTTTAAAAATATCCAGATGGTAGGAAAACAGACCGCCTTTTCTAAAGCTAGTAACTGAAACAATTCCGCACATATTTACTCCTTTCGGATTTGAAGATCAACGTTCTCCTCCTCTTTTTTCCTCCTCTTTACTACTCTCTTGTGGAACTCCACAAAAGATTTTACAAGATTGTTATCATTATCCTCCCAATATCTGATAAAATCTACAATAGAATTTGGTGGTGTCACACAATCTTTCACGTTGGAAATAGAACAAGAAAACTCCTTCTCGAATCCTTTTGTAGCAAGCAAAGGCAAAAGATTACCAAAAATTCTTCCTAGAAAATTGTGGTATTCACTCTTAACATTCAGGTTTACAAGGGTTGTAACTAGGTTTTCAAAATTAGTTACCTCCATTGCAGCTTTTTTCAATGACAGGATTATGTTAATCCAATTTACAATCAAGTTAACATCTTGCGTTCCATACAAATGCCTGAATTCAACCGTTCCGTATCTAAGAATTGGAAGAAGATTAAGGCCGAGATACTTTTTCCAATCTTCAACAATGGACTTGAAAGTATACAAATCTTCTGGTTCAGCTTCTGTTTCTTCTTTGTTATTTATTTTGACAGCATTGTAAATTTGCAGGAAATAGTTTGTATTTTGGAGAGGAACACAAAAAATGTTATTCTTTCTTTCCCTTCCAACAAATCTATAGAGAAGCCTCTCCGTTACGTAATACAACAGAACAAGAGAAACTAGCTGATTTATATTCATGTCTTGGACATTGACATGAATATGAATACCAGTTCTTGATGTAAATTGAGGCTCGTTTTCCTCTTCTAGAGCTTCCATCAATTTATCGAGAGCATATCTTGCATACTTTGCAGGGATTGGTAAAGAAACAAACTCTCTCCCCCAATTCCTGAGAGAGCCGTCTTCTGTAATGTCCCAAATGTTAAGCGCGTCCTTGTTTTTGGTCGGATTATAAATGTTCTCTACTTCTACTTCAATTCCAATAAAACACTCTGGAAGAGGAGAACTATTTTCATAAGCAACTTTTAAAAAGTCAATTGGTTTGCATGGAGTTCTCTTTCCAAACACAATATTAAATGGAAATTCTAACATGGAGATTCTCCTTGTCAAAGAAATCTTCTGCTTCCTGCAAGAAGTTTTTGTGGCAAAGTTTAAACGAATCGTTTTCCTTGTCTAGTTCTCCTATAACGTTTTGCTTTCTCAACAACATAAGTTTAATCCCCTCATTTGGGGAGGGAACAAACGCATAGTTATTATCTACTGCTGCCGAAAATCGTTTGTGTGCAATGATAGAACTAATTGCTTCAGCAGCAGAGTAAAATTTGTTGTTGAACGTTTCTAGCATCTCTGACATCGTCCAGTCAAAAGAAAAACTCTTTAAATTGTCAATTAAAGACCTAACAGGAAATGAATTATAGTGTAGATGTTCGATGAGTTGTTTTTGTGGGTTTACTACATAGTGGCTTGCTTTGCTAAATCCTCTTTTCCATTGTCTTTCTGCATTCCTGACAATATACAAAACACCATCTTTGTAGTTGACAAATCCTTCTGGGGTTTTGCGCAACACCTTTAATTCCTCTACAGGAACTTCCGCAGAAGTTCTTGGACGGTGGAAAACAATTGCAAAAATATTCCCTTCCGGATTCATGTGGAAAGAATCTATGTAAATTGGAACTGTCTCTTCTCCTTGTTTAGACCAAAAAGTAGCTTGTGCATATTTCCTTCTGTAGTCTTCTATGCTTTCTTCATACATTTCTTTGTCTCCTTACTTCGGAATAATGAGAGAATATTTCTCAACAAAATAAGGAATGTTTTTTACTTTGTTTTTGTTGATTGTTTCTTGAATCAATTCTGCATCTTCATCAACAGAAAGGCCAGAATTGATAAAATTCACTGCTTGCATTGTTTGATCATAGACCATCTCCATCAATTCTTTGGATGCCAGCCAAAAGTTACTTAAACTCCTATATTCAATTCCATAATCCTTGTGTCGCATTGCTCCAGCTTTTCCGTAAAGTTTCCTGCGCTTGGTGTCTTTATCAACCAGCAATGCAGGAATTCCTGCAAAGACATCCATTGCTTTCACAAGGGAATAGTTCAATTCTACAGATTTTTTGATAGATTTAAATCCAATGTGAATGTGCCCGCCCGCACTTCTCAAAAGTTTATTGCTTGCACGCGGGCGAGGATTGATTTGTCCTGTCCAAGCGTTATAGTCTGGGTCACACCCAAAGACTTTAGCCAAAGGATGTTCAAGTTCTTCGGGCGGAAACTCAGCAGAAGCGGATACATCCAATTGCCACTCCTTTTCTTTGACAAAGGAAGAGAGAAAATCCAAGGTGTATTGTACATATTCCACAAACTCTTCTTTTGTTTTTGCTGGCGGGATGTTGAATTCTGCCGCCACGTTATCTTGTTGGATTGCAAATTCGCCGTTGAATTTAAACGGCATCGTCTTTGTTCCCGGGATAACTCCAATTGAAGACCGATATTTGCCTTCCTTGTCTTTAAGGAAAATTTCAGGATCACAGCCAACAGTAACGTTAGAAAGAATCATAGCAAATACTCCTTTACAAGTTTAGAGCAATATTCCACCCCTGGATGGCCGGGAGGAAGGAATTCAGGGTGCCCTTGAATTGCAAGGGCCTTTAGTTCCTCAAAGAATACAATTTCTGGCTCGATAATCTCTCCTTTCTCTTGCATTGCTTCAGAAGGAAAATAAACTTCTCTGTTCCACCCGTCCAAATAAGTATCACTTAATCCCTCTGTCCACGCAATCACCTTCTTCTTCTCTACATTCCACGGATACATCATTTGGTGATGCGTTGAAGAAATAGGAACATCTTTCCCGTGAATTGTTTTAATGTAGTGGCTTGTTGTGTGATTTGTTACGTGTTGGATTAGTTTACCACCAGCCGCCACACAAAGCAATTGGGCGCCCCTGCAAACCCCTAGAATTGGGATTTTCATATCTACCGCTTGTCTTACCAAATCAAATTCTAGAGAATCCCGCGGTAAATCTGGGGAACTTGTGAATTTCCCTTTGGGTTCTTTATATGCTTTTGGGTTAACATCTGTCCCGCCCTCAAGAATTAAAATGTCTCCGGGTTTAAAATCAAAATCGTGGTGCCTGATAACTACATTCTTTCTTGTGATTTCAGGAAAGCATGAAGCTACACCGAACAATCCTAGAGAAGTTACAAATCTCATTTTTTATTCTCCAAAAGTTTTATTTCCTCACAATATCTCATTGCATCTTCAAAATTATCAAATTCTGTTACATGCTCCCTTTCCTTGACACTCTCCATTGCTTTGTGGATAGACCACCAAGTGTAGCGAGATTTGTTGAAAGGAACAAAAGGATGTTGTTTGTTCAATTCTTCTACAACATCCTTAAAGGTAGCACCAATCGGGAGAGTTTCCCAAAAATCAGGGCAAATGTCGTGACAAGAGTTATGAATGTTTCCTTGCAGTCTGTTTAATACAGCATTGTCAATTATTGATACGTGCGGAAGAAATATGGGCTCTTTTACGTACTCGAAAGGAAGTCTCCACAAGGTAGCAAAAAGAAGAATTTCGATTTGAGAAAATTGGGCGTCGAGAGTGACTGAAAGTTTTTGGTTCTCCACATCCCATTGTACTCTTTTCACCATTTTGGCCGCTTCTGGGGTGTTTAACAATTGTTCCTGAAACGGCTCTAATTTATTTCTTTGGCAATATATTCCAAGAGTAATTTCTTGAATATTTTTACCGACTAAGTTTTTCCAGTCGGCAAAACAGATTTTTGGTGTGTACCTTCTATTTTTGAAAAAGAAAAAAACAGAAGTTCTTTCGTAAATGTCCATTTCTCGAATGTACATTTATAACTCCTCTTTGATAAATCTCATTTGATCTTTCTCTTTAACGAAGGAATCCCAAAATCCTAGATTCCCTCTGTCTCTTGAAAAAGAGATGCAATTTCTTGCATAGGGGAATCTTGATTCCCCTCTGCCACAGAAACTGCCGAAATTCTCCTCACAATCGTCGCATAAGAATTTCATTTGCTACTCCTACAACGAAAACAACAGGATCAAGAAAATCCAAAAGAGGATTCCAACTAAAATGCCTCCAAAAAACTCTTTCATTTCTTTTCTCCTTTGCAATAAGGCCATTCATAAATGGCCGAAATTTTGATAGGAACTTCCTCGACCCAGAATGAGTTACTAGCTTGTAACTTCCTCAGTTTGTGTTTTCCGTGAACAATATCCACGGCATGGCCTACTTTCGCGGATTTCTCCACGAAGTAAGTTTTCCTTTTACCCTTAAAGCGAACAAGAGTTTTCATGTTTAGTCTCCCACATGGATTTAAGAGTCTGCTTCACCATTTTGAGCAAGGAATGCCTTGACAGCATTCCGTGCTTCCTCGAATGAACACTTATGCTCATTACGATACTGAGTAAGCGCTTCGATAAAGAAGCCGCAAAGCGCTTTGGATTGCCAAAGGGAAAGGTCTTTCAGGATATCTTCACGCATCGCGTTAGCGATATCCTGAATTTCCCTAAAAATCCTAATTTTTTCGTCCAAAGTCATTTTAACCCCCTATGTGCAGACAAGCACGGGATGCGGCTTGCACAGTTTCATGAAGATGTCTTTTTCTATGCTTTCTTGCTTGTCTTTGGAATATGCAAAAGTTCCGGCAAGAATCCACAAGAAAATCGCAAGTAAAGCCCCAAAGACTAAGACAACAAACCATCGCATTTTCTTTCTCCTACATGCCGCTATTGTAAGCCTTGCCACGGCCCTTGTCAAGAGCAAGGGCAAGAAAAAAAAGGGAAGTCCAGCATGCGCTAGACTTCCCCCATTCTCTTTTCATCATGCTGCCGCTTGGGAGAGAAGGCTGCGGAGCTCCGCTTTCACGGCTTCTTCGTCAGTCTCCACTTCATCCGGCAGTGTAAACTCATCGACAAGTTTGACGAGTTTCTCGCCGAAGGCCGCAGTCTCCGCAAACTCGCGGGCGCGTGCAGCAAGAGTAAGGGCCGCGAAGTACACTTGATCCGCCGTCAAGGTTTGCATGAGAGATTCTACCTCATCAAGGCTATATTCTTCCTTGATGATGATACGCTCTGGCGCCTTTTCGGCGGCTTTTTTCTTGCGACCGCCCTTGCCCTTGACGCCATGAAGTTCGGCGAGATCCGAGCAAAGGGCCATGATACTATGGTATCCCTGACCTTTCTTATAGGCCCATTCAAGATCGTCGAGTGCGACCGAGGCGACTCGTAAGAATCGCCTGATTTCGGACAGCCGCACCCGGGCACTTTCTTCGGCCATCCCGGAAGCGGCGAGCGCTTCCTTGCATCCTTTGAGGAAGCCTGCTACGGCTCCCTCTTCAAGTCCCGACTGGCGCACCACGGCGAAAAGCTCGCCAAGGCGAACCTTGTCGGCTCCCGCCTCAAGGGAGAGCACCTCCTCGATGTAGGCCCTTCCGCGGGCCTTCCAATCAATATTTGCTTTCATGTGAACCTCCAATTGTTGATGAACGACGGCAGTTACAAGGTTTGTAACTGGTGCCAAGGCATGTTGGATCACTTGCCTTGATCACGTGCCCACTATAGAGGAGCGGAGCAGCCTTGTCAACCCCAAAGGCGATTAAATCTTTTTATACGCCCCATAATGGATTTTTCTTGCTCTCACGCGCGCGCGATATATAAGAAAGACTCTGCCGGAGATTAGGTGATTTTATAAGCCCATAAAAAAGTTTTGTTGGACTTTCTTCCTGCCGGGAGGTACTCTTTGTAGAGAAGCCTTCGCATGGTGCGGGGCATGTACAAGGAGGGAATACGAATGGAGAGAACCGCAATTCAGTTGTTCTTAGGGGTCTTCGAAGACCCTGAGGAGTGGGCCATCGACATGAACACTGGCGCTTGGCCAATGGTAATGGCCAAGATGAGGGGGGAGGAGAAGATCAAATGGGGCAAAGTTTCGAACCCACGCACCCTGCGCAAGCTCATTGATATGGGGGGTGACTCTGACCCCCAAGAATTCAGGGAGAAGTATGACTTTTGGAGGGACGCGCCCCCGTGGCGCTTCCCCCAAGAAGAAGAATAAAAACAAAAACCCGCCGAAAGGCGGGTGTTTTTTTGTCTAAAGCCGGCATTCACGCCGGCTTTCTTCCCCCCCTATTCGTGGGGGGCCTGGATCCTATACAAGATCCAGGTTTCTCCTGTTTCGGGGAGCCGCACAAAGGCGGCATCCCCCAGTTTGAGATTAACTTTTTCTTCCTTTTTCACGTACTTCGCCTCCCCGTGCAGCTCCAGGGAGGCAAGCACGTGATAGATCTCGTCCACAAGATGCATGTGTACCTCCC